TGCGTTCTGTATCATCTCCATAGATGTACCCATCTTGCTAGCATTGTCCGACATATCAGTTATAGCCATATTGGCGCTTTCTGTTGCTTTGGCCGTGTCACCGTCCAGGGACTGCAGCAAACTAGCGGAAAAGCCCGTAACTGTTTCCATATAATCATTTGCTGATAACCCCGCTGTCTGATATGCGTTATTTGCATATTCGACAACCTTCTCTGAGCTTTCCTTGAACAGTGTTTCAACACCGCCAACTAACTGTTCATAATCGCTGTAGTAGTTAACCGCTTTTGATGTCATTGCACCAATTCCGGTTGCAACAGTAGTGATTGCTGCCGCACCAACCTTTGCTACAGTTCCAACCGCACTTCCGATTTTGCCGAAAGTGTCTTTGAGTTTACTACCTGACTTTTCAGCCTTTGAAGTAGTATCATCTATAGCCTTATTTGCATCACTATTGTTCACCGCAATGGTTCCAAATAATTTGAATAGTTCCATAAGCATTTACCTTTTTTAATTTTCTTCTATATCATCAGGAACAAATCCGCCAAGGATGTTCATTGATTGCCTTACTGTTGTTTCAAGATTGGGTTTCGCCTGCGGTTCATCATTGCCAATTCCAAGCTTTCTTTTGAAATTTTCAAAAGACATATCAATGAATGGATAATGCAAGTAGTATTCCCACAGTGACTCTTCTTCCGTTTCCTGATTCATTAACTTGATAAATTCGGAAACGAATTCTGAAAATCTGCCACACAAAATCATCTGATCCAAAAGGTCAAATGGATTTGCGTACCTTTTGTATAGCAAATCCATGTACCTTATATCACCTATTTGAACAATTTTGAAACAACCTTGAAAAAATTTCTGAATCCATCCTGTTTGAATACATTCACAAGCATTGCCATGAATACTTCAGCATCAAGATCTGCAATTTCTGCCGTTGTCTTGCCTGATAAATTCGATAAAAGCTGATAGATGCTTTCTTCTGCACTTGCAAGGTTTGAAATTACAACTGCGGATATATCCATCATGATTGAAAGACCGATTTCATTAATTGCACCTGCGGATGCTTCCGGCAACTTTTCAATAAGTTTCTTGATTTCTGTCGAATTGAAGCACTCTTTCAATTCAGCATATCCAATCTGTTTCAGAATGGTTGTAAATACAAACACATCCTTGCTTGAAAGCTTTCTTAATGGATATGGATTTTCAATCACTGCTTCTTCGATTTCTTTTACTTCTTCAATATTTTCAATTGCTGTTTCACTCATACGGTTCAAATTCCTTTCTATTTAGTGACTTTTTTTGTTTCTGTTTCAATCACAGGTTCAACATATTTCCCTGCTTTTTCAATCTCTTTGAATCTGTTTTTGTCACATTCAAAGGAACTGCCAACTGTGTGCAGTTCCCCTGTGTAACGGTCAACAAATTCTTTAATTACATTGACCTTCATATTCCTTCACCTTCTTATGCAACATCCTTTGGATAGTAGATCTTCCAAGGAAGTTTGGTAAGATCAGAAGTGATGTCGGCATGACATGCAAATGTGTACGCACCCACTGAACCTTCTTTGGCTTTTCCTTCACTGTTAAAGCCTGATGTACAGATAACATTTTCAAGAATCGCAATGACCTTTCTTTCATCCATTGTTTCACCGACAAAGGCAATGTTTTCCCAGTAATCACCTTCTGAAATGTCTGTCTTTGACTCAATAAGATCAAACGTTGAATCTTCTGAAGTTCCATCAGCACCGATTGCGGCTGCCTTGATAATGTCCTTTGTAAGTTCAGCAAGGTTGATGTCCATTGATGCTGTTTCACCAATCTTCTTTTTAAGACCCTTAACAAGGACATTTGCCCCATCCACAGTCACATCATAAAATTCAGGAATAATTGCAAGTTTTGAACCGCCATTGGTTGCACCCATGATTGATTCATTAAAGTTCCAAGAACCCTTTCCACCACTCGCACCTGCAGTGTACTTCAATCCCTTGTGAATAGTTCCGGCACCAAATAATATGTTTTTTGGTGTATCTGCTGTAATACCATGTTTTCCTGCTACTGCCATATATTAGTTCACCATCCATTCTTTAATAGCTAAATTAATTTGTAATTTCTTAATGAAATCATCCCCTGTTGGTATAGGGAAACTGTTTATATAAAAAATGGCAACCCCTGAACCATTGTCAAGGATTGCCCGGTTTCCGCTTATAATTGGAAATAATTGTTTAATTGTTTGCTTATCGTTTTCAAGTATCAGCATATCTTCTTTTGCATACCCTGTCAGAATGAATGTGGCTTCTTCAAGTCCATCTTCTGACAATTGCTCTGTTTCGGAATAATCGCCTACCCAATAACGATTCAGGGATTCGATTGATGAATTAAATTCTTCAAATTCATATGGAATCCCCACAGACGCAAGTGCATCACTAATGAATTTCGCTGTTTCCTTCTGCATCAATCCAACCCTTTCAATTTACTTTCAAACAGTTTTCTTATCGGATTTTTCAGTTTTTCAAAAGCCCGGAAGAATGCTCTTGTACCTTTCTTGCCTGTTGTGGTGTACCACTTGCCTTTGGCATCCTTATACCGCCAAGTGGTCTTTCTGCCATTACCGTTCAAAGCTTGAACACCGGTTCCAAATTCTTCCCATATTGCATTTTCAAGTGGGCTGCCGATTGTGGCTTCAACTTTTGTTTCGTCTGCAACATAATCCCATGAACCCTTCAACTGTCCTGTGTCTACCCTTGTATTCCTTGCGGTCTGTGATACGGTTTCACCTGCCGCTTCGTGTAATGCAGCAATCAGGGCATCATTGATTTTGTCCTTGACTTTAATGCTATAATCTTTGAATTCAACATTATTCGCCATATCACTGACCTCCCGTGTACTTCAGATAGATTTCCAACTGTTCGTGCAATTCCATTGGATCATCAATCAACAATATATCGAATACCTTTCCACCAACAACAAGCCTGCTGTTCTCTGCCTTGATTCTTGCATCTAAAGACACATAATCTGCCACAAATACATGTGTGCTTTCCTGAACCTTTGCATTATATGTGGTATATTTTGAATCACCGCCCGACAAGTCAAGCCATCCTTTAATGCTCTGAACTGTTGTCCATGTCTTTGAAGTACCACCAATTTCATTCTTCGTAGTGCTTCTCACTCTGATTTCTGCCGTTGTGTTTCCACCTATCATATAAGATGCTCCTTTCAGAACCTTGCCTTCATATACGGATTTAAAAATCCCACAAGTGACTTCGGATATCCAATAGTGGAATTGTCACCGTCCATGTTGAAGTAGGTCACAGAATGTCTGCTGATTGTTTCCGACTGTATACCGACCTTATCCCTGTTGCCCAGGTCCCATGAGAGCATATTTGCAACTCCTAGCTTGATATCCATCGGATATACTATCTTCGTAGCCATTACCACCGGTTCGCTTACAAGCTCCTCATTCACCTCTATA